GGTAATTAAATCCTCTACTATATTAGAATCTTTCCAATCATCATACTTCTCTAAGTTTAAGCTTGAGAGAGCAGCAATGGCATTCTGTGGAGGTGACTATGACCTAGGCCAACGTATATACGACTATGCGTCTAACCTATGGTTCTCCTTCAGTACCCCAGTACTATCTAATGCCCCAGCTATAGGAGAGGACTCTAAGGGTCTTCCTATAAGCTGCTTCTTAAATGAAGTAGCAGACTCTAGAGATGGCCTCAATGACCACTGGTCAGAGAACACATGGTTAGCCTCCTGTGGTGGCGGTATAGGTGGCAACTGGAGTAAGGTACGTAGTGATGGTACAGCCACCAGTAGAGGCTCTAAGTCAACTGGTATTATTCCATTTCTCCATGTGGTAGATTCACAGATGCTAGCAGTGAAACAAGGCACGGTACGTAGAGGTGCCTATGCAGCATACTTGGATATATCACATCCGGAAATAGAAGAGTTCATTGACATGAGAAAACCTACTGGTGGTGATGTCCATAGGAAGAACCTTAACCTCCATCATGGTATTAACATCCCTGACTCCTTCATGCATATCATTGAAGAGTCTATGAAGGATGAGGAGTATGATGATTCATGGAATCTTATAGACCCTCACTCTAAAGAGGTAGTTAATACTGTATCAGCTAAGGCTCTATGGCATCAAATCCTAGTAGCTAGAAAGGAGACTGGTGAGCCTTATATGCACTTCATAGATACTACTAATAGGTTACAGCCTGAGTGTCATAAGGAGTTAAACCTTAAGGTATCTCAGAGTAACCTCTGTGTAGAAATAGTGTTACCTACAGGTATTGACCACCATGGTAAGAATAGGACTGCTGTATGCTGCCTCTCAAGCTTAAACTTAGAGAAGTATGATGATTGGAAAGATTCTAATATAGTAGAGGATTTAATTACCTTCTTAGATAATGTATTAGATTACTTCATTGAGAATGCCCCTAAGGGTATGAAAGATGCTACCTACAGTGCTACTCAAGAGAGAAGCATAGGGTTAGGAGCTCTAGGGTTCCACGCATATCTACAGTCTAAAGGGATACCATTTGACAGTGCTATTGCAGTAGGACAGACTAGGACTATCTTTAAGAGTATTAGAGAGAAGGCTGAGGAAGCTACTAAGAAGCTAGGTAATGAGAGAGGTAATGCACCTGACTATGAAGCTGCCTTCCCTAACCCTTCAAGGGCCTCTTGGAGTATGTACCCAGCACCTGAGCCTAGACGTAATGTACATCTAATGGCTATAGCACCTAATGCTTCCTCTAGTATCATCTGTGGTAATACTAGCCCCTCTATAGAGCCCTTTAAGGCTAATGGGTACTCCCAGAAGACACTTAATGGTACTAACATATATAAGAATAAATACCTTGACAAGCTCCTTAAAGAAAGATACACTATTGAAGGTACTTATGAGGAGGCTTGGAAGTCAGTCATAAGTAACAAAGGTTCATGTCAGCATCTAGACTTACTAGAGGATATGGAGAAGGAAGTCTTTAAGACTGCCATTGAGATAGACCAGAATTGGATTATTGAGCATGGAGGTCATAGACAGAAGTATATAGACCAAGCTATGTCTACTAACCTATTCTTCGCTGCTGAGTGTCCTATAGGGTACTTCCATAGTGTTCACTTCAATGCTTGGAAGAAGGGTTTAAAGACTCTGTATTACTGTAGGACTGAGGCTCTAAGTAGAGTTGAGAATGTGAACTTGAAGGTTGAAAGGTTTGATTATAGTACTAACACTAATGAGGATGACTGCCTCAGCTGCCAAGGATAGATAATAATGAGTAAAATATTAGAAGAAAGACTAGAGTATAAACCATTCCAATATCCTTGGGCCTATGATGCCTTCAGGTTACAGAATCAAATACATTGGAATAAGGATGAGGTGCCCCTAGAGGAGGACGTTAGAGATTGGAACTCTAAGCTTACCCTTAATGAGCAATCATTCCTAACTCAGATATTCAGGTTCTTCACTCAAGCTGACATAGATGTAGCTAGCGGGTACATAGATAGGTTCATGCCTATCTTTAAGCACCCGGAGCTACGTATGATGATGTCCTCATTTGCTAACATGGAGTGCTTTGATAAGGAGACAGAACTACTGACCACACAAGGGTGGATAAATGTACAAGATATTGACTACTCTCATAAAGTAGCCCAATATAATTTAGAATCAGAGGAACTGTCGTGGGCACAACCTACCAAAGTACATAAGTATGAGTACGAAGGTGCTATGCACCATTATCAAGGCTTACGTACAGATATAATGGTTACACCTAATCATGACTTGATTCAGAAACATCCATCGAGTCATAAGGTCACTAAGAAGAAGTCTGACGTTAATAAGCTTAAGGGGAACTACTACTATCCCTGTGCTGGTACTGTTGAAGGGGACTTAGACTTACGCATATCTGAACTGTTATTACTTGTCGCTATCCAAGCTGATGGGTGCTTAAGAGGATTATGCCCCAAGAGTAAGGATACACACGGTACTGTAGATATTCACATAGCCAAAACACGCAAGAAGAATAGGTTAGTGGCTTTATTGGGTGACTGTGGTTTAGAGTACTCGCGAAGAATAAAGCCTAGACGTATCAGAGAGTTAGGGAAGTACCCGACCCCTGAAGTGTTTACTTTTAATATTAATAAGCTTGAAATGGATGTAGATATAACGAAGGTAAAGAGTTTAGAATTTCTAGATTTAGAGAATATGAACACTGCCACCGCAGAGATTATCCTAGATGAAATCTCTAAATGGGACTCTTCCATCATATCTGCTACTGCTTTTCAGTACTACTCTAAAAACAAAGAGGCTGTAGATAAAGTACAAGCAGTAGCAGTACTGGCTGGGAAGTGCTGTAATGTAGGCATAAACCACCCTGACGGTACTTCTTTCATATTACCTCAAGGTCGAGAACATATATTAGAGGGTGACTTATATGTTGCTACAGTTACAGATTATACATGGAAAATGTACCCTAAAAAGGGGAAGACAGAGGTAGACTATAATGACTTTGTTTACTGCGTATCTGTACCTCAAGGCAATGTTGTGACTAGAAGAAACGGTAAGACAGCTATCACAGGTAACTCTGTCCACATAGAAGCTTACAGTGCCCTTATAGATACTATAGGGATGCCTGAGAGTGAGTATAGTGCCTTCATGGAGTTTAGTGAGATGAAGGATAAGCATGACTATTTATCTGGGTTTGATACTGGTATATCTTATCAGCTCAATAAGCCTATAGAGGACTATAGTGAGCCTGTAGACATGGACAAGGATATGCATATATCTAAGGACTCCCTTGAGGGTCTAGCTAAGTCTTTAGCTGTATATGCAGCATTCACTGAAGGGTTACAGTTATTCTCTTCCTTTGTGATGCTATTAAACTTCCCTAGATTCGGTAAGATGAAAGGCATGGGACAGATAGTTACATGGTCTATTAGAGATGAGAGTCTTCATGTAGAGTCTATGATGCGCCTCTTTAGGACTCTCATACAAGAGAACCCTTCAATCTGGACTGACAACTTCAAGAAAGAGCTCTATGATGTAGCTAGAGAGATGGTAGAGTTAGAGGATAAGTTCATTGACTTAGCATTCGCCTTAGGTGGTATTGAAGGTTTAACCCCTGAGGAAGTTAAGGAGTTCATTAGGTATATAGCTGATAAGAGATTACTACAGCTAGGGTTAAAGCCTAACTTCGGTGTTAAAGAGAACCCTCTACCTTGGTATGATGATATGCTTAATGCTGTAGAACATACTAACTTCTTTGAGAATAGAGCTACTGAGTATGCTAAGGGGACCCTTATAGGTAGTATGAGTGAAGAGGTTTGGGGAAAGACTAAGGAGAAGCTAGATGGCTAAAGAATATAAAGATGCTCTAGGGAGACCCTTAGAAGCTAATGATTGGTGTATACTATCCCCTAATAAAGGTAAACCTAATCTCATCCAGATAAGAGAGTTAGATGACACAGGAGGAGCCTATACAGGTATGGATATTATGACTCATAATGATAAATGGACTTATACTAATAGATTAGTTAAAGTCACTGAGTTAGTAACACAAGGGATATTGAAACCAAAATGAATAAGATA